CCTTGACTACACCCCTGCACTCAATGCAAACCTTAACGTAGACGATACTGGCAATACTTTTGCTGGTGTTCTCAACGGTAAGTATAAAGTTTATATCGACCCATATTCGGGTGGTGCTGGTAACCCAGCAACTGGTGCAACTGGTGGTCAGTACTACGTTGTCGGTTATAAGGGTTCTTCCCCTTATGATGCAGGTCTCTTCTATTGTCCTTATGTTCCTCTCCAAATGGTTCGTGCCGTTGGTGAGAATACCTTCCAACCAAAAATTGGCTTTAAGACCCGTTATGGTCTTGTTGCTAACCCATTTGCAGAAGGCAAAACACAAGGTCTTGGTGCTATTACAACTAACTCTAACCGTTACTACAGAAGAGTACAGGTTTCCAACCTTATGTGAGTTTCTTTTCACATTTTTTCAGAGGGTCTTCGGACCCTCTTTTTTTATGTCTATAAATAAAAATAAAAATGGCTTCACCCTCGTTATCAAATCAAATTGGAAACAAAAACTACTTATCTCCATTAGGATTTAAGTTTGTATTAGCAAAGTATCCAAAAATTGATTTCTTTTCCAATTCGGCAGAAATACCTGGAATTAATCTTGGGGTAGCAGTTCAACCATCTTACTTAAAAGATATTCCAATTCCTGGTGATAAGATTACTTATGATGATTTCAATTTAAAATTTTTTGTTGATGAAAATTTAGAAAATTACCTTCAGGTTCATAGTTGGATAAGAGGTCTTGGATATCCAGAAAGTGTTGCTGAATATCAAGAGTTTCTCAATCAAGACCCATATAATCCAGGAGTTCAAGACGCATCTGCGGGTCAATCTGACGGAAGTTTAATTATTTACAATAGTAATTACAATCCAGTAGCAACAGTTAGTTTTAAAGGTTTATTTCCAACAACACTTTCTACAATTAATTTTGATGCTACGAATACTGACGTTCAATATGTTACGGCACAAGTAAATTTCAAGTATACTTTATATGATATAACAACTTATTGAAACTATGAACCTTGATGAAATTCAATCATTATGGGAGCAAGATTCAATTATAGACCAAGATAATTTACACGATGAGTCTATTAAAATACCTGCTCTTCATGCAAAATATTATAAACTTTATAACAATATTCTTCTTCTTCGAAAACTAGAAGAAAACAAATATAAGATTTTAAAAAAAGAAAAATGGATGTATTACTCTGGTAAGGCAGAACCAGAAGTATACAAAGAACATCCATTCGACCATAAGGTCTTAAAACCAGATATAGATAAGTATATGGATGCTGATAAAGACTTAATTAAGTTAGTATCCAAAATAGATTACTACCAAACAATGCTTAATTATTTGGAAAGTATATTAAAGACAATCTTAAATAGAACTTACCAAATAAAAAATGCTATTGAATATATGAGATTTACAGCAGGATATGGCTAATATTATTATACAAAAAAAGAACGAAATTTATTTAAAAGTAGAAACAGAACCACACATTCATCAAGAGTTGTCCGAGTATTTTACTTTTGAAGTTCCTGGGGCAAAGTTTATGCCTCAATATAGGAGCAAATATTGGGATGGAAAAATAAGACTTTATAGTACTCATACAGGTGAAATCTATGTGGGTCTTTTGGATAAATTAGTTGCTTGGGCTAAAAACTGTGAATACACAGTAGAGTTCAGAGATAATAAGTTTTATGGTTCTCCATTTGAAGAGAATGAAATGATTTCTGTGGAAGGTGTTTCTGATTATATGAAGAGTATAACAAGACACGAACCAAGAGATTATCAAATAGATGCTGTATATGATGCTTTAAGATATAATCGTAAACTTTTAATTTCCCCAACTGCTTCTGGTAAATCTTTAATGATTTACTCAATTGTTAGATATTTTGTAGAAAAAGACCATAATATTTTATTGATTGTTCCTACTACTTCATTAGTAGAACAAATGTATAAAGACTTTGAGGATTATGGATGGAATGTTGAAGAGTATTGCCATAAGATTTACTCTGGTAAAGAAAAATCTACAAATAAAAATGTAGTGATTACAACCTGGCAATCGATTTATAATCTTCCTAGGTCATTCTTTGAAAATTTTGATGTGGTGATTGGGGATGAAGCACACCAATTTAAGTCTAAATCTTTGGTTGGTATTATGACAAAGATGGATAATACAAAGTATCGTTTTGGGTTTACAGGTACTTTGGATGGTTCACAGACTCATAAGTGGGTTCTAGAGGGTTTATTCGGTCCCTCATACAAGGTTACACAAACAAAAGAACTTATTGAAAAAGGATATTTGTCAAAACTGCAAATTAAAGTTCTTTTATTAAAGCACAATCAACATCAATTCAATGAATACGAAGAAGAAATACAATATATAATCACTCACGATAAGAGAAATAATTTTATTAAAAACTTATCTTTGGATTTAAAAGGAAATACTTTAATTCTTTTTAATCGTGTGGAAACACACGGACAACCTTTATATGAGATGATAAATAATTCAGCAGCAAAAGACAGAAAAATATTTTTTGTTTACGGTGGTGTGGATGCTGAAGAAAGAGAAAAGGTAAGAGAAATTACCGAAAAAGAAAATGATGCAATTATTGTTGCATCTTATGGAACATTTAGTACTGGCATTAATATTAAAAATCTTCATAATATTGTCTTTGCTAGTCCAAGTAAATCAAGAGTAAGAAATTTACAATCTATCGGTAGAGTTCTTCGTAAAGGAGAAAACAAAAATAAAGCAATTCTTTATGATATTGCAGATGATATTACTTACAAATCAAAAAAGAATTACACTTTAAATCATTTAATTGAACGAATTAAAATTTATAATGAAGAAAAGTTTAATTATGAAATTATACAACTAGACTTTAAGAAATAAATGGAAGAAGACTTTTATGCCATCCTTAAATTAGTATCAGGTGAAGAAATACTTTCCAAAGTTTGTCCTTGTGATGAAGACGATAGGATTGTGTTAATTTTAGATAATCCGATTACTATGGAATCCATAACCATTCGTCAACTTGGAATATCAACTATCAAAGTAAGTCCTTGGATAAAATTTGCTGATGATAGTATGTTTGTAATGGATATGGAAAAAGTTATAACGATGACTGAAATAACAGATGAAGATTTAATCAAAATGCATCAAAAGTTTGTTAGAGAAAGAAACAAAAAATCCAATAAAAGTCAACTGACTTCTAAAATGGGTTACTTGTCCTCTATTGCTGATGCCAGAATATCTTTAGAGAAACTCTACAAATCTATTTAAAGATATAACTTATCTTCAACCCTAACAGAGTGATTATAGACACATTCTTTATAGTTGTCAACTATTGGTGTTTTGTGGTATGATAAGCACAGATAATAAGTTCTTTAAACTTTAACAAATGAATAAAACAAAGAAAAATCCACATTATGTAAATAATAAAGATTTCCACGATGCGTTGATAAACTATAAAATCAAAGTAAATTCAGCAAAGGAAAAAGGATTACCAAATCCAGTAATCCCAAATTATCTTGGTGATTGTTTCTTGAAAATTGCAACTCATTTATCATATCGTCCAAACTTTGTGAACTATATGTTTCGTGAAGATATGATTTCTGATGGTGTTGAAAATTGCGTTCAGTATATCAATAACTTTGATGTAGAACGTAGCAATCCATTTGCCTATTTTACACAGATTGTTTATTATGCTTTCCTGCGTCGTATTCAGAAAGAAAAAAGACAGATGGAAATCAAAGAAAAAATTCTTGAGAAAAGTGGTTTCGACCAAGTATTTTCTGTTGACGGTGAAGGGTTTAGTTCTTCTGATTACAACACGATTAAAGAAAACATTCAAATGAAACTTTATCAATGATTAATTCTTCCTTTTCATAAATAGTAGTGTATTGTGGAATAAATATTAAAATGCCTAAACCAAAATACACACCAGAAGAAAGAAAAAGAATACAAAAAGAAAATCTTTTAAAAAATAAAGAAAAATTTGATAGAACTAATTATTCTAGGTTAGAGGCAATAGAGCAAGGTAAAAAAACATATGAGGTAAAAAAAGCTTGCAAAAAATGTGGAAGTTTTGAAAGATACATTAGCAGTAAAGGATGTGTGCCTTGTGCTATTAAAATTGGATTAGAAAAACTTAATAATGAAGAGTTGATGAAACCTTATAGAACAAAAGAAAAAACAAAGAAAAGACTTGATAAATGGAGAGAAGAAAATCCAGAAAAATTCCAACAACAATGGTTGAGACAACCAAAAGAAAAGGTAAATTGTAGAGCAGCAAAAAGAAGAGCATTGATTAAAAATCAAACTCCAAATTTATCCGAAGATGAGATCAAATTAATATTTACAATTTATGAAAATTGTATTAAAATTAACCAAGAAACTGGAATTCCACACGAAGTAGATCATATTATTCCTATAAGTAAGGGTGGAATGCATCATCCAAATAATCTGCAAATTTTGACTATGAAAGAAAATAGAAAAAAAGGAAATAAATTATGAAGATAGGTTTGATTGGAGATACTCATTATAATTTCCGTAAAGCAAATAAACCATTTCACGAATACTTTGCTAAATTTTATGATGAAATCTTTTTTCCTACATTAAAGAAAAACAAAATCAAAACAGTCATTCATTTGGGTGATGCTTTTGATAGTCGCAAAGGTGTGGATTATTGGGCTCTTGATTGGGCAAAAGAAAATGTTTATGATAGATTTCAAGATTTAGGAATTACTGTTTATAATATTGTAGGAAATCACGATGCTTATTATAAAAATAGTAATGAAATCAATTCAATAGATACACTTCTTCAACAATATTATAATGTAGTTCGAGTTTCTAAACCAGCAGAATATATTATTGAAGGAATGAAATCAGTACTTCTTCCTTGGATATGCACTGATAATGAAAAAGAAACTTTTGAACTTCTTGAAGAAACGGAAGCAAAAGTTGTTTTCGGTCATCTTGAACTGAATGGATTTACAGTTTATCCAGGACAATATCAACAGGAAGGATTGGATAAAAAAGTATTTCAAAAGTTTGATAGAGTTTATTCAGGACACTATCATACTCGTAGTGATGATGGTAAAATCTTTTATCTTGGAAATCCATACCAAATGTTTTGGAATGATGTAAATGATAAAAGAGGATTTCATATTTTTGATACTGATGATTATAAATTAGATTATTATCAAAATCCTCATACAATGTTTGAGAGAGTTTATTATGAAAATAATAATCCAAAGGATTTTGATGCATCTTATTTGACCGATAAAATGGTTAAAATTGTTGTCCGTCAAAGGGATGATTATAAGATGTTTGATAAGTTTGTAGATTCAATAGTTAAAGTTAATCCATTAGAACTTAAAATTATTGAGAATGTTGATGTCTATGATGAAGATGTAAATTGCGATGAAATTCCAACAGAGGATACGTTAAGTATTTTGGATAAATATGTGGAAGAGTCTGAATTTGAATTAGACAAAAACACCATTAAAAAACTCTTAAGGGAATTTTATAAAGAAGCATTGGAAGTAGAATAATGTTTTTACTCACTATCGCAGAAAAAGAAGAAGAAGGTGCATATGCAGTAACTGATGAGTATGGTGAAAAGGCATTGTATTTTTTTGAAGAAGAAGATGATGCCGAAAGATATGCTGGACTTTTAGTTGCCGAAGATTATCCAGAAATGTCGATAGTGGAAGTTGATGATGAGATGGCGATAAAGACTTGTGAGATGTATGGATATAATTATGTTATAATTACCTCAAATGAATTTGTGATACCACCAAGAGATTATGATACTATTCAAACAAATCGCATATCGTAATTTTCTTTCTTCTGGAAATCAACCAACTGAAATAAAATTTACAGATACGCAAACTACCTTGATTGTTGGTGCAAATGGTTCGGGAAAAAGCACAATGCTTGATGCTCTTTGCTTTGGATTATTCAATAAAGCATTTCGTAAAATCAATAAATCTCAATTAATCAATTCGACCAACGAAAAGGAATGTTTGGTTGAAATTGATTTTAGTATTGGAACGAAAGAATATAAAATTAAAAGAGGTATTAAACCAAATATTTTTGAAATTTGGATTGATGGTGTTTTGCAAAATCAAGCAGCAGCATCAACGGACCAACAAAAACAACTGGAAGATAGTATTTTAAAATTAAACTATAAGTCATTTACTCAAATTGTAATTTTGGGTAGTGCTTCGTTTGTACCTTTTATGCAGTTGTCTACGGCAAATCGTAGAGAAGTTGTGGAAGATTTATTGGATATTAAAATCTTTTCTGCAATGAATGCGGTAATTAAAGATAGAATTAAAAATACAAATGATAAAATCAAAGAACTTTCTTTAAAGCAATCGATGACCGAAGAAAAGGTAGAGATGCAAAAAGAATTTATTGAGAGCATTGAAAAAAGTGGTAAAGAAAATATAGAAAAGAAAAAAGATAAAATCACTTCTATTACCACTTATATCGACCAACTAACAGCAGAGAACGTACAGAAGGTAGAGGAAGTATCAAATACTCTTCAACCCCAATTAGAGAACCTTTTAGACGCATCTAAAAAACTGAAACAACTTTCTAATTTAAAAGGTAAGATTTCCGAGAAAGTATCAAGTATTACAGAACAGCATAAGTTTTTCACTAGTAATTCGGTATGCCCTACTTGTACTCAAACGATTGAAGAAGAATTTAGATTGAATAAAGTAAATGAATCCGAAACTAAAGCAAAAGAACTTCAACAAGGTTATAATGAATTAAAAGAAGCAATTAAAGAAGAAGAACAAAGAGAACGTGAATTTAATTCTGTTTCAAAAGAGATTAGTTCTTTGAATAATGAAATTTCTAACAACAATGTTAAAATTTCTCAACTTAATAAACAGTCAAGAGACTTGGAACAGGAAATTCAAGATATTACCAATAAAATTAAAAATAGAAATACTGAAAGAAAAGTATTAACTGAATTGGAACAATCGTTAGATTTAATCCAAACAGAGAAAGCAAAGAATAAAGAAGATGTTTCTTATTTTGACTTCGCACATTCACTGATGCGAGATGGTGGCATTAAAGGAAAAATCATTAAGAAGTATCTTCCTCTTATGAACCAACAGATTAATAAGTACCTTCAAATGATGGACTTTTATATTAATTTTACTCTTGATGAAGAATTTAATGAAAAAATTAAATCTCCTATTCACGAGGATTTTACATATGAAAGTTTTAGTGAAGGAGAAAAAATGAGAATTAATCTTGCAATTTTGTTTACTTGGAGAGAAATTGCAAGAATGAAAAATTCAGTCAATACCAATCTTCTTATTTTGGATGAAGTATTTGATAGTTCTTTGGACTTTATGGGAACAGATTATTTTACAAAGATTATTAAGTATGTGATAAAAGATACTAATATATTTGTGATTTCTCATAAGACAGACGAATTGATTGATAAATTTGATAGGGTCATCAAATTTGATAAGGTCAAAGGATTTAGCAAAATGATTGACTGACCTTCGGTTTTTTGGTATGATTGGTAAAGGTAAATATGCCTTCCTTTTCTTTTTACTGTGAAAAATTATGTCTGAAAACCTAGAAACCAATTATTCAGATTATATCTCTACTGCAAATACTACTATTATTGGTGGTGGTT